CCAGTAGTACCTGGTCAACAAACAGGAAACGCTGGAGCCATGGAAACTTATATGCAATTAAAGCGGCAAGCAAAGACTCCAGAAGATTACGAGATACTTGATCAACTTGGCATGGCAATTCACCAGGAGAAGTTTGGAACGCCTCAGATGCGCATGGAAAGCACCATCGGTACCTTTAATCCTTTAATGGCACAGATGGGTCTTCAGCAGCCTGCTAGGGGCATACAACCAGATAAAGAAGCACTTGTTGACAAGATGGACCAACAAGCCTTAGAAGCTCAAGAGTTTCTAAAAAAGCTTACTAAATTTAATAAAAAAGATTAAAAATAGGAGTTATAAAAATGCCTAAAAAACCGACTTACTTTTCTAATCCAGAAATTGCTTCTTTTGCAAGAAAAGCCGGATTTCCAGAAGAATTAATTCCCACAATGGTTGGAATCTCAAAAGCCGAATCAGGAGGAGATCCTCTGGCTTTTAATCCCAATGCATCAACAGGAGACTTGTCATATGGTCTAATGCAGATCAATATGCTTGGGGGCATGGGTCCCGAAAGAAGAAAGGAATTTGGTATTGGAAAAAATGAAGAATTATATGATCCAATAACAAATTTTAAAGCTGCCAAAAAAATCTATGACCAACAAGGCTTAGGTGCTTGGTCTGTTTATCGTTCAGGTAAATATAAAGACTTTTTGCCTACGGGGGCACAAGTAAACCAAACAGGAACGCAAGCATTTAATCAATCCTTGATAGATCCAACCCAACCCTATTCAGAAGCTAGAACTGTTAATGGTATACCTGTCAATATTAATATTTCTGTTGAGTCAAAACAAAAAGAAACACAAGAAAGAAAAAGTCTTGCTGATCAATTAAAACAACAATTTATTACGACAGCATTGAGTCAGATAATGAATCCAATGTCAATGTTCCCAGGATTGCTCTAATGAATATAAGAAATTTTTCTAAGAACTACGAAACAAATTACACCCCTGGACAGCTTATCCAAAATTCTATTGAGAGATATTATCCTTATAACAAAGGAGGAATGATCGAACAAATCACTAAAGCTAGATATACAATTAAGCAACAACCCCCTGTGGACAACAGGTTTCAAGATTTTTTAAATTTACAAAGCAATCCTGATTTTTTATTTAATGCAACCATAGCGCCAGGACTATCTAACTTTAATCAGGCACTTCAGATGTTTAATCAGTAAGGTTATAATTAAAAAAAAGGTATAACAAAGTGGCATCTACTTCAACTAACAAGCAACCAGTATTGGTTGACAGACCTCTATTTGACTCTGTAAGAGTTACAACGCAAACAGTTGGCACTGTTTCTACTCTATTCGTTCAGGGTGGCCAAGCTCCTTCAATCCTGGTCGATATGGACGCAGAGCTTACGGAAGACAATAATAACGGCGGCGTAGTTGATGCAATTAATATTGTTAGAAACGATGCCTATAGAGCTGCAGATTTTACAATCAATAGCACCACATCTGGGAATGTCATTTCAATTAGCAGTGGTCAGATTTTATTCGTAGAAGATACCACTCAAGTTACAGCCACCGGTGCTCCCATGAGTGGTTATGGTTATTATCTTTATACCGGAGCAACAACGCTAACCGGTGTTAACACCGCACTTCATATTACCGGTGGTGATCCCAGTGGTTTATCAGGTGGCTTTACTTACACTGGTGCTGCTTTTGGTCAGCAAGACCCTGTAACCTTTGTGTTCTACCACACTCGTGGCACCACTACTCCCATTCCTGCAAGTGGTGATTACAAGGTTTTATTTTCAAAGACTATTCCTTTAAATACTCAACAAGTTGATTGCAATGATGTAATGCCTGACATCGCCTATCCTATGCCCCAAGCAGGTGATAGTGCTAGCCTGGCCGGCGGATCACCACTTAGAAACAAAGGAATCTACCTGGAACGTGGAGATAGAATTTATGTAGGTGTTGTCCCTAACGGTCCTCACTCTTCGGGATATGATCCAGGGGCTCATGTTTTTGCTCAAGGCGGATTCTTCTGATCATGGCCAAAAAGAACGGAAATTCATTCGGTTCTTTTAATTCTTTTTCAAAATCAAAAAGTATAGAACCGAAAGGCATAACTCCCATTAGAACAGAGTTTTCTAAAGGTTCAATTCCTGATTCAATTTATACATCAAATCGTGAATCTGCATGGTCCAGGTGGAGGAGAGGCTTTGAAATTTATTCAAATAGTTCGATAGGAGAGGTTTATAGTTATCCTTTTGATTATGTAATTCCAGTGGGTGGGTCGCCCACAACCGGCAATCAGCCAAGGATACCCGGCTTGTTTCAAGGCTTTCCGACCAAGAATAAAGAACTTGGTATGCACTGGGCCGGAGTAAGGCTTGGGGGCAGCCTGCGTTTAGACAATATAGAAGACCGATTCGGAACTAAGGCATCGATTGCTTCTGTAACAGAAGATGAAAACTTCTGGTATGTACAGCTATCAGGATCCTGGGGACCGTTTCCCTTTACGTTACCTGCTCCGCTGTTTGTTTTTACAGGGCCGAATAGGCCGCCACTTTATCCAATGAATGGTGAAGTATTTGAAACAAGAATTATAGAGCCAGGTGGAACACCAATAACATCAGAGACAATAGATCCGACAACACAAAAAAGATATGGTTATATACAAGCAGTTGTTGTTGAAACAAGAGAAGAGACAGGTGTAATTAAACTACAAAAACAAGGATCAGTGGAATCCACAACTGATGCTGCATTTATTACTCCAGCCAGAACATCTCCACAAGTTGGTCGTTTCATGATGACAGGAACAAGGTACTGCTGTTCTTGTCAGGATTTTACCAGGAGAGACTATGCATATATCTCTCAACTTGGAAGCACAAGCAATCAAAAAATCTTTCCTCGTACTAAAGCATCAGTCATAAAACCAGGTCGATTTGAAAGAATGTATAGAGGTGAAGTGGTAACAGGGTTTGGGCCAATACCTAGCGTTAGACCTAAACTAGATGAGCAAGGCAGAAAGATTCCCGATGACCGAGCAATGTCAAAAGGAACAGAAGATCGTGCGATGGAAGTTATTGCTCCATCTGCTGAATACGAAATCCCACCGCAAGTAACGCCAACAAGTGATACTGAGCAAGGTGCAACCAGAGATAGGCCAGGTATGTTTAGAGACTTTGGTGGTGTCTATAAAAGAAGCACGCCATTACCTTCTTTAGAGGGTGCCACATCAGAAGGTATGCCAACATTTAATGATTACAAAACAAAAGAGAATGAAGATGGTTCATATGAGATAACATCCTTAACTGATTTTTGGACACCTTTGTTGGACGAGATTAGATATTGCAAACATATCTATGCAATGAAATTTGCTGAAAAAGTATTCCCACCCGAACCCTCTGATTTTCCAATAGGAACTGCGGAAGGATTAGTCGAATGGGAACAACAGCTGGTTGAAAAAACAAACAAAGATAATGAAAAAGCAAATTACCAAATTGCTGTCAATGGTTTAGCGAAGATGGATGTACCACCCTACAACTGTGGCGCTCCAATGATGATGCCAATGGCGCAGAGGTTATTTAACATACCGAGTGACTTTGTTCAGATGTCCAACTTTAGAATGTATGATAAGAATGGTAAAGAATATATTCCCTATGAAGGGGGGAGGCCCGGAACATAATGGCTGACTTTGGTGATATAGTTGATGGCGTATTTGTTCTATCGGAAGAACAAGTTAAAATTAGAAAATATGGATTCAGTCCTATTAAAGCCAGTGGAATACCAACCGTTTACCATGCAGGAGATGTTGTAAATCTTCCATATAGTGGCGGCGAAAAGTCTAGTATCGAGGCTTTGGGAGACTGCTGGGCAGCCTTTGCAACCGGAACTTGACTTATTAGTGTATACTAATAATAAGCCTTGAGGGCTAAGAGATTCTAATACTTTCAAGGCTTTGACTTTCCCGTTGTGTACAGTATGGCTAATACGCTATAAAACCTATGGAACCCAAGCCTCCTACGGACCAACGTATTGTAAATGATTATTTTAGTCTTTTAGCTTCCCGTAAATTAAAAAACGTTGCATGGCTTTATGGAATGATTGCCACTTACGGCATCAAGCCAGACAAGTTATGGGATTTTAATTGGGGACCAGAAAACAGTATTATAGTAAAAAGTAGAAAGAAACCAATTTACCCGCTGCATCCGCAGTGGGTTATTTTGTTTGGACTGAAACAAAAAAGACCCCAACAATTGTGGGGTCGTATCAAAAGCTTGTGCTACGGTTTGTATCAAGAAATGGCAAACCAAAAAATAGATCTTAACATTACAGATCTATTACTTGCGCATAAAATTAGACGCAAGTATTATTCTGGATCTACCCAGCCATCATCTGATTCTCTGAAGACTGTTGCCCTTGCAAATGCTTCTTAACGGCATTGACGTTCCAGTAATAGCTGTCACGGGACCACGTCTTTCCAGGAAACGCGCTATAGTGTTTTCCAAGCTTGAGGGTCCCGTCATCCCGCAGGCGGAATAAAGTCTTCCTATCAATCCCTAGCGCTTCTTCTGTCTTGTTGATGGAGGACCAACCCGTCATGTTTGCCATGGAAAAAAGTGGCGTACATATTCAACATACACAGAAATCAAGTTTTATCAAGTAATTTTATAAAGCCTTTTAATTTTAGAAAAATTTACCAATCTTAAAATAAAGTAACCGCAACTGAAGAGATGTTCAATGACGAGACGGAGCCCCTCTCCTTGCTCATTGAGATAACTCCTCGGATGGCGAAAAGGCGTTATCGTCAATCAATCTACGAAGCCTGGAACCACAGCTGTGGTTATTGTGGCAAACCAGCAACTTCACTTGATCACATCATTCCAAGATTTAAATCTGGTTCTAGCAACCGAAACAATCTAATTCCAGCTTGTCAGCGATGTAATAACAATAAAGGTAGCATGGATATGGAAGAATGGTATCGCAAACAGGATTACTTTTGTGAAGTAAAACTAGAAAGAATTAAAGCATGGACAACCGATGAGTATATATCTTGCAATATACATATTTATAATATAAATAACTTACCACCAGATCCAGAAGCTGCGTAAATAAATGACCTTTACTATTCTTAATCCCGGTCCGTTTGGTGGTGCAATAAATACGCCTCAAGTACAAAATAATCCCAACATTACAGTTGCTCCAACCACATCACCACCAGCTACATCACCAGCTACATCACCGCCGGCTACATCAGCGCCGACTAATACAGTTCCACAAAATCAAATCCCAGCAGAAAACTTTTATCCAACATCTACAGAAATCAAAGAAACAACTTTAGACAATAGAGATACATCGTATCCATTGGCTTACGTTCGATTCAAAAAAGATGCAAAATTTCCTGTTACTTTAAGTAATGGAATTACGATAGAAGTACCCCTAGAAGCTACTAATACCACCCCGGTACCCCCTGGCGCAGCGCCCGTTCAACCTCAATTTAATAATTATGTAGTAACAGCTTATATACCAAACGATCAACAGATAAAAGACGCACGTGTTCAATATGCGGAGGAAGGCAGAGCCATACCTGGCAACCATAGAGCAATTGGTTACGCCTATCCTGATGGACGTTACGTTACTCCTCAAGGTCCGAGTGACAGAGCAAGAGAGGTTGGTAATCTTTTAATAAAGAGAGCTGGAGAAATTAAAAAAAAGTTTGACGCCGATAACGAAGTATATAGCGTATCAAAAAACATATACGATGAAAAACTTACGAATTATCAAAATGATTTAAAAATCCAAAAAGGTGTTAATGCCCTGGCAAAAGCAGCTGCCCAAGCAACTTTAGATAAAAGTCAAAATGAATATAGTGGTGATTATACAAAAAATAGAGATAAATTATTAGAAGAATTGCAAAGGGAAGGTATTAGTGATCCAAGGGGTTTAGAAAATGCCTTTAGAGAGTTTTATGTAAGTGCCGATTTAACGCCGTCAGAGCTTTCCGAGGAATTATATCAAGAAACTCCTTACGAAAGATTAGGCGATGCAAGAGATAAATTTGATAGTCAATACTATGAGAACCAAGAAGCTTTAATAAACCTAGAATACGGACCGAAACAACAATGGGAGAAGATTGTCAAAACAGATGATGTTGATATGTTGCATTTATATGGAGTAGACACAACCACCAGAAGAGCAGAAACTCCCTTCGAAACATATCTTCCTGATAATTTTTATCGTAATGATTACAGAATTAGAACTCAAAATGGCGAACAAGTCAGAGGCAATAGTCCATATGAAATATTAGCCTATGGTGCTAAAGATGAAGAAGGTAATTTTATTAAACCAGAACAGCTTGTTGACAAAGGTGTTGATTTTGTTACTGATAGCGATCTACAAAACGTTCGAAATATCCAACTGGGTGTCGGAAGAGACGATGAAGACGCTTTGATTCGTGAACTTCTCGAACAAGAGGGAGAAGTTTTCAATAGGTTGCGAGAGGAATATCAACTAGCAATGGGAGGCGAAAGCGAAGAATGGAAGAATTTACAGAACCAATACACCTGGGAAGATGGCATTCCTTTATTTGAACTTAATCAAGAAAAGCCATTACATTTTTTAAACCTATTAAGAATATCCGCTTCAGATGCATTAAACGATCCAGACAATGAAACAGCAAAAAGACACGCAAAAATACTAGAAGATATTAGAAATGAAGATGAAAATTATGATGCAGAGCTTAGGATTACAGATGCCGAAGATGTTATAAATTCTTTTGTTAGTGATGAAAGTAAAAAAGAAATCAGAAAATTTGGTGCATTAACAGAAGATGCATTAAAAAGAACACTTTCAGAAATTGAAAAACAAAGAGCCGAAGAAGCAAATCTAGCCTTTTTAAAGGGTTTTGGCAGCTTTGATGAAGTATTTAATGCTGCATCTACCATTACGGATTCTTTATTAAATGATACGGGAATAGGCGGATTACTTCCCTTAACAAGTAGTAATGCATCTAAATACAGAGCAGATTTAGAAAAAAACGTTAAAGACCTGGTCGGTGTTAATAACAGTGTTGAATATAACTGGGAAAATTGGTTTGAAAATAATTTATCTAGAAACTACAACACTCAATACTATCTGGATAATATTGAAAAATTTGAACCTTTAGAAAAAGGACAAGACATATTAGAAGCATATAAAAAAACACAACACCGTTATCCTCTTTTTGATATGTATGAAACAGAAGAAGTTGAGGTGGAAAATCCAGAAACAGGTGAAATTACCATAGAACAAGTTGACAAATATAATCAAGACTTTTTAAATGAAGCAGGCTTCTCAAGCTCTCAGGAATTAAATGATTTTCTAAATACTGAAACAGAAGAAAGCGCATATCTAAATGAAATAAAAAATATTATTCAACATGTTTCCAATGAAACGATTTCCAAAGCTGATAACAATAAAGAACTAGAAGAACTACTGCAAACACATAAAGATGATATCGATGAACTTGATAGAACTTTGCAGGAAGAAACAGGAGAAGAGGCCTTTGTTGTAACAATAAATGATGAAGAGCAAGCCATTAATGGCAGATTTTTACGTTCTTTTTTAAACGATTATTTAAAACCTAGGTTTAATACATCTCGCTCAATGGATGAATTTGTTGAATATATGGATGTTAGACAAAAAGAAAAAAATCCATTTCAAACAGAAGACTTTGCAAGTGCTATACGTGATGCCGGTAGAGCAGCATCAGAAGAATATCTCAAAGATGTACTGCAACCATTGGAGGGGCAACAAAGAAGTTTTGATTATGAGTACTACATGAATCCAATTGAAACAATAAAAGAAAGGGGAACAAGTACCATTGATACTGAAAACCCTCCCGAAAAATATATAAATCAAGCAGAAATTATTAATAGGGATTGGGAAATAGCAAAAAATAACCCTGATTCACTGGTAAATGCAAATGCCCCTGAAGGAACACCAAATTATGGTACGTGGGCACAACAAGCATATCGCTATGGCTATGATCTTAATAATCCAGAAGATTTTGCAAAATTACACTTTGATCTCTTAGGCTATAAGACTGGCGACGGAAACTATAATTTTGACCCAGCAGAAGATTACTTTAATGCAACAAGCATTCAAGATTTTTTAGATGGAAAATTAGTTCAAGTATTAACAGATAGAGCAACTCAGGTCAACAGTGTCTTCGGTCGCTTCATAACACCTGAAGAGTTTGCTGATGAATTTTTAATAGGCTTAGATCCAGCTAATGCTGAAGAATACGAAAAAGCCCTGAAAGAAGTTGGCCTGGAAGGATTCAAAGGAACATTGGATGAATTAAAAGAATATATTGTTCAAAACATTAGAACTGGTACAGCCCAAGCCATTCGGGAACAGATTAAATATCTAAACGAAAGAAGAAAAGAACCAACTCAAGAAGTTTTAGGTATTACTTATATTCAAAGACCAGAAGACTTTAAAGAAACAGGGGGAGTTGCAGACACACAATTATATAAATTTTTTCAAGATGCGGGGTATCAAGGATCTGAAAGTGAATTTTTTGAGACGTTTGCACCAGATCAAAACCGAGAAGACCTTGAATTAATTGCAACGATCTCAGACCCAAAGGGATTTAAGTTTGCCTTTGATTCAGAAGAGATGAGTGACCCATTTACCGCCCTGGGAACTTTTAATACTTTTCTTGAAGATTTTGATGAAGAAGAAGATAGCTCTGAAACAAGAGAAAGAGAAGAAGGGTTTTTTGATATATTTGGGAGTTATGATGAAGAAGAAGATATGTCTGATACAGCCAAAGGTTTCTTAGCAGAATTCACTTCATTTATTAAGCCTAATGTCTAATAAAAGAAAAAAAGCAGCTAAAGCTGCAAAGCTAGCAAAAGAAGACATGGCCTGCAACAAGCCACGTAAGACACCCGGACACGCCACCAAGTCGCATGTAGTGAAGGCATGCAAAGATGGGAAGGAAAAAATTATACGCTTCGGTCAGCAAGGCGTAAAGGGTGCAGGTAAGAACCCTAAAACAGCCAAAGATAAAGCAAGAAAAAAATCATATTACGCAAGACATAATGCACAAGACTCTAATCCTGATAAATTTTCCGCACGTTACTGGTCGCATAAAGTAAAATGGTAATTAAATGTGAACTGGATTTGTTAAGCATTCGTACATTATACGATGCCGTTTGCGATGCAATTAAAAATTGGCCTGGCTCTCCAGCAAGACCCGCTGAACAACAAGAAGATTACTTGCAACTGAAAACATTTTTATTTAGTATGCTATGTGAAGCCTCTTTGAAAGACGAATGAAAAATCAAAGCTACATTCAAGGATCTCCCAAAAAAACGAGCCAAGGACAGGGCAAGCACTCAAAAAGCAATCACGGAAGAAAAAAATTACGTGGACAAGGCAAATAAATTGTTATATTATTGATAATGATTTATCATTAACATGTTGAATTTTTCAAATGCGATAGATTTGATATGTAAATATGAAGGATTCAATGAAAAGGCATATCCAGATCCATGCACTGGTGACGCCCCCTTTACCATTGGCTATGGAACACAATACTATCCTGATGGTGAAGCAGTAAGCGGTGAACACCGTTGCACCGAAGAAAAGGCACTGGAATATTTAAATAGTGAAATTAATTTAATTAACAAGGATTTAGATAAATTAAATTTAAATATTGATGAATCAATGCGTGAGGCGCTAGTTTCTTTTATACATTCAATTGGATGGTCGCCATTTTTATTTACTTGTATTTCAGAGCACATTGAAAACGAAGATTGGCTTGAGGTTGCCACACAATTTTCTAGATGGATCTTTGATTGTGATCATAATGTTATTGGTAATTTAGTAGACAGAAGAAGAGAAGAAATTAAATTATTTTTTAGTGAATTAAATGATTCAGCATGGGGGTCAACTGAAATTTTATTACATGCTTTTCGTAATTATGTGGCAACACCAAATCAAGTTAGAGCAATTCGAAAGTTAGAAGAAAACATTGCTCCCCAAATCCTGGCGGATTTTGGCAATGAATTCGATGTTAATAAAGGATTCTGGTTAGATTAGAATAGAGAAAAGAAAACCAAAACTAATGGATAGTATTCCCGAAGCTCAAGAGTTTATTCTTCCATTAGAGCTGCAGTTTTCGATGCGCAAGGCGGAGATTCAAGCCCAAGATATGACTTGGGAAGAACTGCATTCTGCTCTCTTGAATCTCTATCATCAACGACTGCTAGAGTGGCAAGCTATAAAAGAAATCATGGATAGTGAGAACATTAAAATAGACTTTGATGTCCCCACTGAATTAGAGCTAGCTGAACTTGCAGCTTGCATGATACAAGATGATGACGACGAAGAAGATGATCCCTTTGAAGTTGTTTAATTAGTATCAATTAAACGTGTCAAGTACCACTGAGCCTTTTTTAAAGACTCAACACCCCCTTTATGCTTTTCTCTCCAGATATATTTGGCAACGTTACCTTTTAGGTACCCTCTATATTCTTCTTTGGTTAGCTGCGCTTCGATTGCTTCAATGCATTCAAATCCACCAGAAGAATAATGAGGTGGATGATTAATCATATTTTCAATATTGTTGTCGTAGTCATATGTATTAACAATATGACTTGGATAGCGACTAAGTTTATGGATTTCGGTATCAGCGTCACCTGAAACCTCGAAAACAACTGATTCCAGTTGCTTATTTATTACATCACCAAACCACGGCGCTGAAGGGATCTGATGCCCTCCATCGTCACATCCGCTGATGGAAGGTTCATTCCCACCCTCTCGCTCGACATAGGAAGAGTCCCCGGATACATGTGTGCCTCTTCGACTGCTGGAATGTAACCAGTCTTCCCCGGCCTGCTCATCCCCTCTAATGCTAGATTTTTCCTTTCCATCCCCGTTTCGCATGCTACAAGACCACGATTATACATATCATACAGAGGCACATCGTTATCTGTGTTATCAAGAGGTTGACCAAAATCGGCTTCAGTCAAACAACGACAACTAACTTCATCTTGAACAAAGCTATCCAAAAATCCCGCAGCATTCATTAACATTTTTAGTTTGATTTACTTCTCTTACAATAATACTATGGCAAAATCAGATAAAGAAATTGTTCGACCTAAATTACGATCCTTTAAAAGATTCCGCAAGTTCTGGTAGTGAAGTAACTGATTTAAATCCGGAAAGAATTTACGATACAGACTTAAGAAGAGTAGACGAAAGAGATGCAGGTATTGTTCGTCGAACAAATGATAAACAAAAACGCGTAGCTAAATTCATGCGAGCAGTTAAATCAGCAAATAAATTTAGACAAAAAGCAGAAATAGATTACCCCCTTGGTGAAGGGGGAGATGTACCCGGTTATTTTGATGGAGATCGATTTGGTCGCGGAGGCGGAACAAACTACGCAGAAAAACCAAAACGATTTTCAGGTAAACCTTACGGTTAAACCTTTGAAAAAACTACCTCTTTCTTTTGGCTTTGATACTTACCTTTTCTGTCCTGGTAACTAACAGCACAAGGTTTACCGCGATGAAATATTAACTGTGTAATTCCTTCGTCAGCATAAATCCTGTTAAACAAACCAGTACAATTACTAATTTCTAGAGTAAGGTATCCTTCCCAGCCAGCTTCAGCTGGAGTAATGTTAACAAGAATTCCCGATCTAGCGTAAGTAGATTTTCCGACAGCAACTACTGTTACATTCCTGGGAAGCTTTAAGTGTTCTTGCGCAACGCCAAGGCAATAACCATAGGGAGGCAGGATAAAATATTGACCGTTTTCATCTTCTAATAACTCAGCTGGCTTTAAAATATCCGTATCAAAATTTTTAGGATCACAATCTCCTCTTTGAGTACCGCCAAAGATTAAGCATTGGCTAGGAGATAAACGAATATCATAGCCATAAGAACCAAGACCGTAGCTGAGAATACGTTTGCCATTTTTTTCTTTACAAGAATAATCAATAAAAGGAGAAATCATTTCATGCTGTTCAGCAAGCTCTTTAATTTCCCAATCTGACAACACTGACATGAAGTGTACTTTCCTTGTATAACTACATTAAACAATAATCCTCCCTTTTGGGGAGTAAATTTCAATAAATTTTTCAGTACTAGAAGTGGGATCCTGTTTTGGCTGAAGATAAACCAAAAGAGAAGTACAAGTGCGCTGCTCTGTTACACCTTTACTCGTCTTTTTAATTAAAGTAGGTGCGGTTTTTAAAATGCACACAGGAAAATCAAAAATTTTTTGTTCATATCGAATCATATCAGGACAATTTGTAAAATATAAACCTTGTTCAATGTCACCATTCCACCAAGATTTATAAAGTTTTCTAAACCAAACAGCATGTGATGAAACCAGACTAGGAGAAGAAGCCCTGGTCATCTTCCAGCGATCTTCTTTTTTATGCCAAAAGTAAGCCCCCGCCGGAGGAAATAAATACACACGACCAAACCAATCCTGTAAGTTTAACCCATCGTCGGTTGGGGTAAAATAATTTTCAGCCTCTATATGCTCATTAGCAAAATTTGAACTAGCAACATCTAACTCAATGCCTCCCAGTAGTTCGTGCGCAGCAGAGGTTAAATCATAGTTTGTTATATATTCTCGGTCTTCATCTAGACCATAACGAATATTGGGTATTGCCATTATTGTTTATCTTTTTCATACTCAACTTCAAAATAACGTATTCCACTATCATCATTGATGATGTACGCTGCTTTTTCTTCTGGATTTATTTTTTGAGCGGCCGCCAGAACCCTTCTAAAGGTTTCAGCTAAATCACCATTGTTTTGAGATTCACACTCTTCTTCGGCTGCATGAATTTCTTTTAGTGTTAAAAAGAAAACAGTACGCTCACCATCTGGCTGAAAACAAAGTACCCCAGGACCCTCGTGCATCCAAAACTTTCTATACATTTTACACATATCACCTAAAATAAATTTAGATGTTGTTTCAAGCATCTTTACTTTTTCTTCATCAATGTCTTTTCCAAGGGTTGCTCGAATTAACTTTTCTCTGTTGTTCATTTTTTAAACAATCCTTGTTTAGATAAAGATTCTAATAGTTTTGGAAGAGGCCTGTATATTACAACTAATTTACCAAGATTGCCTCTTTTTTTAATCAACTTGCCATTCTCGTCTTTTAATTTATCAAATTCACCAGACCTAATTAAATATTCTGCTACACACCTTAATCGACGTTTTAAGGGAAGTTCCGCCAAGGGAAACTTACCGCAGATTGTATCCGGCTTCATATCTCTAAAAGCCATTCTCAATCTATTTGCCAGAGTCATTTGAAATCCTTCATCCTCCTGCTCATAGTTTTTTAAATTTTCAAGATACCTTTGAAGGCACTTTGAATCAAAGGATCCCTCTGGAGGCAAAAAACAAGACACCTGCTTGACCAAAGAAACCGGTAGCTTTTCTTTGAAATTATCTAATGTTATGGATTCTAGATCCAAATTATCAAAACGATTAGCCATTTTAAATTAAGTCCTTATGAGATGTTTTATATAAAGGCTTTTTTTTATAAAGATCGGAAGACTCAATTTTTTTATTTTTGATAAATGATTGTATGACCTGATTCCATGGGATTCTTATAATTGCTTTTCTTTGACCATCGGGAACTATATTGATATAGTGGACGCCTTCTTTCCAGCCAGCATCTGGCTTGCTTCTGCCAAGCGCAATCCAGTTTCTAATTGTTTGATCAGAAATATTTAATCTTCTGCCGCATTCTTCAGTGGAAATATATTCATCTGCATAGGCATCGGGGCAAAGGGACGAGGAGGTTTTATCGGGGTGATTGTCATACCACATTGAATTAAGTACATTTTTTATACTTTTAAGTTCATGGGCTACATCTTCTATTGCTTTTTTAATGCCATTCATAACGCAATACATTTAATTTAATGCTAGTCTATAAAAAAATTAAACCGATCATGGAAAACCAAGAACCACAGGTTGAAAATACTCCCCAATTTTCTCCGGAAATGATTGCGGAAATGAAAAGGCAGGCAAAAGAATTAGCCGTCAGACAGGTTTTAGAACGCCGAAATACGCCTCAGCCATCTATTCCACAACCACTACCCAATCAACAAAGAAATCAAAATATTCAAACTAGAGTGGTAAGACGAAGCTTAACACTAGCAGAAATTTTATTGATGTTCACGCTTTCATGCGGCTTGGTTTTTGGATTGCAATCCTGCTGGAATGCAACATCAGAATATTTACCTCGAATTGAAATTAAAATGCAAAAATAATAGAGATGCAGTGGAATTATAATTACGAGTAGGCATGAATATGTTAAGTGGCAGATAGGAAGATCTCAGAATTATCAGCAATCGCGGGTGCAGATATTGCAAACGACGATTTATATACGGTTGTTGATGTTTCTGAAATAGATCCGGGACTTAAAAATAGAAAATTTACTTTCCTTGCATCCAGGGAATATTATAATATTTATTATTTACAGTTAACTGGTGGCATTATTGCCGGTAGCTTAACAGTTGATAACGATCTTACTATTGGTGGAACGTTTGCCCCCCTAAACGTTCAAATATCGGGCACTGGTACCTTTAACCAATTAGTTTGCACGGGAACCGGAGAGTTTAGAAACTTACTCAGCGGCAACACAATTACTGGTTCGGACTTAAGGGGTACCAATGCTAACATCACAACAGGAAATATTACAGAAATTATTTGTGTAACAATTACAGGTACATCTGCAGGTTTTACAGTCGTTACGGGGACCACTGTAACAGGATCAACAGGTAAATTCACACAAGTTACAGGCCAAGAAATTGCAGGTGTTAGTGGTTTATTTAGTTTAGTTAGTGGCGCTGCTATTACTGGCGCAGCAATTAATACAACCGGTACGTTATCTGGTACCACTATTACCGGTGAAACAGGTAAATTTACAAACATTCAATCAACAAACATTACCGGCACAACAATTACCGGGATTACAGGTAAGTTTTCAAATATTAGTGGAACTAATATTACTGGTTTAACCATTACCGGTACAACCATAAAAGGAACAACAATTACCGGAAATACTGGAACATTTACTTCTTTAACGGGAACAACAATTACAGGACAAACCGGTAAGTTTATAAGCTTTAGCGGAACAACTGGTAATTTTGTTTCTTTAACAAGCCAATTTATTACGGGATCTACAGAGATATCCGGCTTAACAATTAAATCCCCAACAGGTGATTTTAATCAAATCACAGGAGAAACAGGAACATTTACAACAAAACTAAGCGGAAACACGGTTACTGGTAATACAGGTTTATTTACTACGCAGCAAGCTGTTTCCGGTATTTTTACAACTAAACTAAGTGGTCAAACAATTACTGGCGTTACTGGACAATTTACCTCTTTAACAGCTTTAACTGGTACATTTATAAATCAAGTAAACATTCCCAGTATTTCAACAACAGGTGATGTTGAAATTGGTGGAGATTTAACTGTTACAGGTAGTGGTTTCTTTCAAAGCAATATATCTATTACCGGAACAGTAAGTGGCACTACTCTTTCCGGAATTACTGGCACCTTTGGTGACATTACTTCAAACACAATTACAGGTTCAACTTTAATTACAGGTGAAACAATAAATGCAAACAATATTACCGGTACAACAATTACCGGTGTTACGGGTAAATTTACGTCAATAACAGGAACAAATATTACTGGTGTGAACATTACCGGTCAAACCGGTAAATTCTCAAGCATTAGCGGTACCAATGTTCAAGGAATAACCGTTACGGGTACTACAGGTAATTTTGAAATTATTAATGTTTCAAGATTAGATGCCACAACAAAAATTTCTGGTTTAACAATCACTGGTCAAACCGGACAATTTAAAACAGCAACAATTAGTGGCTTTAATGCCATTTCGATTACAGGTACAACCATTACCGGTACAACTGGTAATTTTGAATCCATTACAGCAACTGTAATCACAGGCACAACAATTACCGGAACAACAGTAAAAGGTATTACTGTTACAGGAACAACAGGTTTATTTGATAACTTAACCGGAAATACAATTGGATTTGGAACTCTTGATGTTGAAACAGGTAATTTTACAACTGTAAGTGGTGTATCGGGTACTTTTACAGATACCTTATCTGGTGAAATTATTGCGGGTCAAGATTTATCTGTAAGCAGAATTACAGGCAGTACCAGAGTTGTTACTGCTTTATTAAGTGGTACCACAATGACAGGCACCACGGGCAGCATTCACTTTGTTTCCGGCTCCACAGGAATTTTTACAGATCTTATTTCCGGAGATTTTATTACTGGTGGCACCTTAATTGAATCAGTAACTGTTACAGCTACGACCGGTAATTTTACTGTTGCAAACTTTGTTACCACAACAACGGGAAATATTATTTCTAGCGGTTATATTTCAGGAGCTTCTGGTCTAAGAACAGAAAGAATGATCAGAGGCGCAATGATTGAAACTAAAATAGTTTACGAAGAAGATCAAATAATTGAAAGTGGTTTTAATGGATTTTCAATTACACCACTTACATTATCAAGTGGAGTTACTGTTACAGTACCAACTGGCTCAATTTGGCTGACAGTATAAATAGATTTAAAGCGATTATAATTAAAAATAAAACAAAGACATGGCATTCGGTAAAGTAAAAGTTGATCAAATTATTTACACCAGTGGTGGTGGCGAAGCAACCTTAAACGTTTCCGGTCTAATAGATGTTAATGCAGAAAACCTTGTTATTTCAGGAACTATTTCAGGTGTTACCGGCGAATTTCAAACTGTTCTCGCACCCTCTGGTAACTTTAGTGGATTAGCTGTTTCTACGGGTGATTTTACTTATATTACTGGTGTTGAAATCCATGCACTGACTTTATTGTCAGGCACTACTATTACTGGTCAAACTGGTAATTTTGATGTATTAAACGTCGGTGGTCACACCTCTACCGGTACCATTTCAGGTAATACAATCACCGGCCAAACTGGTAATTTTGATGTATTAAACGCAAATACAGCTACTTTTGTAACAGGCGTTACGAAAGAACGATTAACAGTTACTGGTGACGCTTTTTTTGTTGAAGATATTTTTGTAACCGGATCTGGTATTTTTGGATCAGGTGTTTATTCTACAGGCGGTGTTATTTCTGGTATTACCGTACAAGCAGGTACAGGGGACTTCACAAATATTACAGGTAGTACAGTAACTGGCGGTACAGGTAATTTTGCACTTGGTGGCTATGGATACCTCACCATTAGCAATAATAGATCACCATTTTCTATTGGTCTTATTCAATTTACAGACGGAGCAGGAGTAGATTTTTATGAAAGTGGAACAGCTAATTCAGTCGGTTTTGACGCACCTACTGGCATTGCAGGAAATATAAGATGGGCATTACCATCTAGTGATGCATCTGTATCTGGTTACGCTTTAGTTAGTGATGCATCTGGAACTTTAAGCTGGGGACCTGTAGGAAGTGAACAGCTTTACTCAACAGGTATTAATGCAAGCTCAATTCCAGGAGCAGGGCTTATTTATCCTGTTTTAAAAGACAATACCACCGGAAGTGGACTTGCTCGTGCAACATCTAGTTTATCTTACAACACTGCAAACAACTATTTAAATGCAGTTGGTTTAAGTGGAACAACTATTACTGGCGGTACAGGTAATTTTGCAAATGGTGGCTATGGATACCTCACTATTAGCAATAATAGATCACCATTTGCTGGGCTTGGTCTTATTCAATTTACAGATGGAGCAGGAGTAGATTTTTATGAAAGTGGAACAGCCAATTCAGTCGGTTTTAACGCACCTACTGGGATGGGACTAGCAAACATAAGGTGGAGATTACCATCTAGTGATGCATCTGTATCTGGCTATGCTTTAGTTAGTGATGGAGCTACAAATTTAAGCTGGGCACCTGTAGGAGGTGGACAGCTTTACTCAACAGGTATTAATGCAAGCTCAATTCCAGGAGCAGGGCTTATTTATCCTGTTTTAAAAGACAATACCACTGGAAGTGGACTTGCTCGTGCAACATCTAGTTTATCTTACAACACTGCAAACAACTATTTAAATGCAGCTGGTTTAAGTGGAGGATTCATAACTGGCGGTACAGGTAATTTTGCAGCTGGTGGCTATGGATACATGACCATTAGCAATACTAGATCACCGTTTGCTGGGCTTGGTCTTATTCAATTTACAGATGGAGCAGGAGTAGATTTTTACGAAAGTGGAACAGCCAATTCAGTCGGTTTTAACCCACCTACTGGCATGGCAGCATTTACAAACATAAGATGGAGATTACCATCTAGTGATGCATCTGTATCTGGTTACGCTTTAGTTAGTGATGGAGCTACAAATTTAAGCTGGGCACCTGTACCCAATTTAAGTGGCTCAACACTTGGTTCCCCAGGCACAACCACATTAGGTGTTGGTACAGCTGTTGTTACAGGATCTTTTGGAGCAAGTGGCTCTACTATTTTGGGTTTTGAAGCGGGAGCAGGTCTTCAACCAACAGGAACAGTACCTAAGCCCTTAACAAGCGGTGTCATTATTGGTGCCTTTGCTTTATCAGGTGTAACTGGCACAAGCGGCAACCAAAATACAGTTATTGGATGGGGTGCAGGTGCAAATACCAGGAATCCATCAGGAACAATACTTATTGGTTATAGAACAGCCACTTCATCTAATCCGGGAACATTTAAGGCTACCCAGACAAACATTATAGCTATAGGCAATAATGCAGGAATAGACAGCGGATTTACTCTGGCATCATTTGAAGCTCAAAATAACGTAATTGTTGGCCATGAAGCTCTTAATTCAATTTATGATGCCACTGGAAATATAAGCATAGGTAATTACTCATCGAAGAACGCAGGAGGAAGTCTATTTAACACTACTGTTGTTGGCAATTATGCATTAGAAAGTGGTAACACTGTTAGCGGTGGTATTTATATTGGACATCGTGCAGGTATTTCTCACAGTGGTACAAATAATCATATAGTTATTGGAGAGGAAGCTTATCCTTCACCCGATAACAACACCAGCGAGAATGTTGCTATTGGTTATAGAGTTGCCAGTGAATCTTCAGGATTTTTAACATCGACCGTTATGATAGGAGGTAATAACTGTGCGAAGGGAATATATTCTGGAACCAGAAATGTTGCAATAGGCAGTTATATAGCTAGTAATCATTTTGTTACAGCTTGGACTAATTCTTGGACATATACAGTTGCAGTTGGCAGCGATCTGGCCAAGGATGATAAACCTCAAGACAGCAATGTTTATGTAGGCTCATTCTGCGGCAGCACTATTTCTGGCCCCAACAATGTACTGATTGGAAAGAATATATGTTCGCCAACAGGTGTAACACATACAGGTGGAGACAATATATTAATCGGTAGTAATATGTTTAATCATTTCGGTAACTCACAGGTATCCAAAAATGTTTCTATTGGTATTGACAATGCATCAAATGGACATACAGTTGGTTCAGTTCTTGTTGGATATAGAGCAGGTCAAAGTATAACAACAGGCGACGGCAATACACTAATAGGATATCGAGCGGGCAGGAGCGTTCAAGATGGCTTTCAAAACACCGCTGTAGGATACGATGCTCTTATTAGCACACAAGTTGGATACTATAATACCGCTGTAGGATACGCTTCTCTTTCTAGCAACTTAAATATCGGAAATACAGCCGTAGGAAATGCTGCGCTATTTTCATTGACAACCGGAGGATTCAATACAGCAATAGGAAATAGTGCAGGGTACGCTGGCCTTGGTCTTGTTACCGGATCAAATTGTACATTTATTGGTCATAATTCTGAACCTTCGGCCGGAGGTGTTAACAATGAAATTACACTAGGTAATAATTTGATTACAACATTAAGATGTAATCAAACAAGTATTACTAGTCTTTCTGATGAAAGAGATAAAACAAATATTGCGGATCTCGATCATGGTATTGATTTTATTAAACGATTGAGACCCGTTAAGTTTGAGTGGGCACGTAGAGACCCTCAAGTAACCATGGTCTCTGGAGAACGTGTCTATTCTCCCAGTGAGTTTAATGGTAAAAAAGATTATGGTTTTATTGCTCAGGAACTACAGACAGTAGAAACTGAATTAAATACTACTGAATATACAAGTTTAGTTCTTGATTCAAATCCTGAGAAACTAGAAGCAGCCCCACTTAAAACGTATCCAATTCTTGTTCAAGCCGTTAAACAATTAATTGATCGTTTAGAAGCAGCCGAACAAACCATTGCTCAATTGCAAGGCGCTTAAAATTATCTATAATCAATATAGATTAGTTTTTTGAATGCCAAGTACGCCCAAAGGTGGAACTGAGATTTTAGTTGAGTCCCTTCAGAGTTATCTTGATTTTGAAGGGATTAATTTAATTGTTTGTAATTGTGATAAAAATTTAATTGTTCCGGGTGTAAAAAATATTCTTTTGCAACAATTAAGTTATGACCAGGATAATGTACAAGGAATGAAAAGTGGTAGCTTTGTAAATAAAATTGATTGTTTTATTTACAATTCGCATTGGTGCCATCAAAAATTTAGAGAAAAATTTAATACACCCCCATGGAAATCAATAGTCATAAAAAATGCAACAACAAAATTTTTACCTAAACCAAAATCTAAGGGGAAAAAATTAAAATTAATACACACTTCAACCCCTTGGCGAGGGTTACACGTATTATTAAAAGCATTTCAAATTTTAAATCGCAACGATATTGAATTAGATGTGTATTCCTCTACTAAAATTTATGGCCCTGTATTTGAAAAAATGCTAGGAAATAAGTTTGAACCTTTGTTTGATGAATTAAAAAATACGCCTGGTATTAACTATAAAGGATACGCAACAAATCAAGAAATAAGAGATGCCTTGCAAGAAGCACATATTTTTGCATATCCAAGTATTTTTGAAGAAACATCTTGCATTGCAGTAATAGAAGCCATGTGCGCTGGATGTCAAGCAGTGGTTACTAATTATGGAGCACTATCAGAGACATGCGGAGAATACGCTGATTTTGTTTGTTATGATTCCGATTATCTTCGATTGGCTGAAAAATATGCTACCGTATTGAACGAAGTAATTGATTCTTATTGGACACCAGAAAATCAATTAAAACTTAAAAAACAAACTGAGTTCTATAACGAAAACTGGACATGGCAAAAAAGAATTCCTCAATGGCAAAAAGTTTTAGAACAGATCAGAAAAAACCAACCAACGTATTAATTGCTACACCTGCCTTGCATGGGCAAGTAGATGCTTATTATGCGTCTACAATAAATGAAATTCTAAATTAGGAGCCGCCAATAATATTAATATTGATGTCTGCATGCTTTCTTATGAAAGTATTTTGCCCATGGCAAGAAATCAATTAATGTCTCTTGCTGTTGAACAAGATTACGATTGTATGATTTTTATTGACGCAGACGTTTGTTGTAATCCAAATACTTTAATTAACATAATTAAAAATCCAAAAGATGTTATTGCGATACCAACAGTTAAAAAAATTGAAGGAGAAGAAGTTTATGATTTTTGGTTTGAAGATGAAGAACAATTTGAAACAATCGAAGGTAATTTACAGGCAGTTAATATTGTTAGTACAAGTTGTTTAAAATTAAGCAAAAAAAGTTTACAGACATTAAGCAAAAATAGTGTAGATATTTATTTTAGAGGAAACAAAATAAAAAATATTTGTCAATATGATTTTAATGGAGAAGGTTTTATGGGAGAAGATGTTTTTCTTTGTGAAAAATTACATGATTTGGGTTTTGAAATCTGGATTGATTTTTCAAGCACTTGTATGCATATAGGTCCTAAAGTGTATAAAGGTAATTACAAAAAAACAGTCCTTAACAAAAATGACGATTAAATTTACAGACGCAGCAAAATATTACGATGCTTTAGAGCATCAGATTGATGCCTGGAACTGGCTTCAAACCAAAGTATCTCCTGAAATCTTAAATATTTTTGCTTCTAAATATAGAGAAGTAACAAATAAAAAGAATGTAGGTAATAATACCTGGGACGGAATTTATAATTCGGCCAAACAAGCAGGCGCAAAATATCCTGAATGTGTAGCAGCACAATGGGCATTGGAATCCAGCTGGGGTAAACATGTATCAGGTAAACATAATTACTTCGGGCTAAAGGGAGCCGGTGGTTCAGACTGTGAAACATCTGAATTTATTGATAACAAATGGATTACTATTACAGACGGTTTTATTGATTTTGATTCTATTGATGATTGCGTAAAATATCTTGTTAACCGTTGGTATAAGGATTTTAAGGGCTACCAGGGAGTCAATAGAGCCTCAAGCCGTAATGAATGCGCTGAACTATTAGTTAGCGAAGGTTATGCAACCGATCCAGACTACACCAAAAAATTGATTCAAATAATGGATCAACAAACAGGAACTCCTGGTTGCAACGAAGATTTAATTATCAATGACATTGTTCTTGATGTTCCCTATGAATATCAGCTTGATAATAAATCAGGTACTGGTTACAGAGAATGTTTTTCTAGTAGCTGTGCAATGATAGCAAAATATTATGGAGCAGTTCAAAGTGATGATGAATATAATTCTATTCGTAGAAAATTTGGTGATTCAACAGAAGCCGTAGCACAAGTACAAACACTGCAATCACTCGGTCTAAAAGCAAAATTTATTACAGACGGTAATTCAGCAATATTAGAAAATGAAATTAGGCATGGCAGACCAGTTGCGGTGGGTTGGCTGCATCATGGTTCTATTGCTAGACCAGAGGGGGGCGGCCACTGGACTTGTGTAATCGGTTTTGATAAAGACAATTTTGTTCACCATGATCCTAATGGTGATGCAGACATGGTGAATGGTGGTTACATCAACAACGAATCAACAGCAGGATGCAGTATTTGTTACAGTAGAAAAAATTGGCTTAAGCGCTGGGAGTGTGATGGCAACGGAACAGGCTGGGCTTTACTTGTTACCAAATGAAGAATAAAAAAGAAATTAAAGTTAATATTTGTTGGGAATTAGGAAAAGAAAAAAAATGCGTAACCCTCAATAAAAATGAGGCTTACGCAACTAAAAAATGGGTTGACGAACAGGGAGGAGTTGTATTTTGGTTCCAACCTGTTGAATAATCAGCGCTGTTTTGCTTTACCGATAACCAATGCAACAGTCTCTAAAACTTTGTAAATACCTTTGAGGAAGTTGTCATCCTTTGGGGTAGGAGTCATAGCAGTGATAACACTAGCTGCAGCATGAACGGCTAATGCAGCTTCAATGTATTTAGCGAAATCCATGAGTAATAAATGAACACCTTTTTATTCTAAGTGTAAAGATCTATAAAAAAAGAATGTTTTTAAATCATCATTGATAATCCACTTACTACTTTCATGTTTTGTAAACCATTTTTTCCATACACGAAATTGTTTTTCTTTGTTTGCACAAGAACAATCAAATGCTAAAGAATCACCAGGGGGTATCACAGAAGTCCATTGACGCAATACACGTACACCAATAGCCTGTGCTTTATTAGCAACCTTACCTGTCAAATTGATAATTATTTTTCTGTTTCTTTGATTTCTTTTTTTTGTCATCCAATCGTTTGCTTGACGTTTTGATTGGCATACGACCATGCTCACTGACCACACGCAACCACTCGTCGTCATTATCCAAGGTTTTAACCATAGCTTTATAAAGTGTTTCTTGTTTAGTTTTATGGTTTTTGTTATCCTTTTTCTTTTCATTCGATAAGTCATCTGTCACGGCCTGGTTGCATATGGTACCAAGATAGCAGGAAAGGGCTTGGTTAGTTGTTGTTCACGAGCCCAAGCTGTTTTCCATTCAACAAGAGAATGTACATGTGAAGCATTTTCAACAAAATCAGATTCTACTTCCAGTGCTATTAAATCAGCATTTTCCCATAAAATGTACTCAAAATTTTCTGCCAATAAATCATCATCAGAAGAGGTTGGAAATTCAATCACCATTCCAACTTCATAATTTATATCTTCATTCCTGGTAGAAGAAACACATAATAAATATTTACCCGTCTCCAAGGGAAAATAACGATCGTCTCCTTTATCAAAACGATTTGGATTAAAAGTATTATAAAGATCCGACCCGGCAGACATTACATGACCTTCATAAGGATAATAAACTTCACCATTTTCTATTTCTTTAATACTATCTCTATCAAAAATACCTCTGCCTAAGATAGGGTTTAAATTTAAATCATAAACAGAAAGCTGAATATATTCTTTACGTTCTCCTCCTTTTGCAAGAATAATCCAAGCAGGTGAACTTATTTCAATACTAAACCAATGATTAAAAGTACCACCGCCATAACCATTAGAACCAAGTTTATTTTTAGGACCAAGAGAACCTAGTAAATTTCGTATGGATAGTTGACCAAATGGACCTAATGGCAGTGGATTATTTTGAGTTCTTTGTCTTTGAGTAGCAGAAACGCGAGGCATTTATTTAGTTTATAATCAATATTTCTATTTTACTCTTTTAAAATATTCTGGTTTTCCAAAGGATTTGAAATATTCATTTTCATTCCTTGCAAGCAGAGTTGATTATTGCCTTTATTGTTGCTGTACAACATAAGTTTTTCAACATCAAACTCTAAGATCATTTGATTAATTGTTTTTGGAGGCAAAGATCTATTCCAAGAAGACACAAGATGCAAGGGATTGGCGCACTTAGGGTTTTGACAAGTTCTTGTAACTCGAAATTTACCAACATCTCCCCAGGAGCACTGGTATATGGCCTTATGAATAGAAACGTTTTCAGATAAATTGTTGCTATATTCACTGCGATATGAAGGCATCTTAATTCTTTCAGGACTATAGATAGTTTTTGTTTTTATTTCCCAGCATTCTTTCGGATCTCCAATATTAATTTGTTTCCATAGCTTTTGATATTTGATTTTATAGGCAGAATCAAGATAGTTTATATCAAAACCACAGGCATTAGAAAGGATTTTTTGAACACAGAAATAACACCAATGTTTTTCTTTATGACGAATGATGTGACCATGAGGGCAAGGAAAGCCTTTATAGAACCCAATTTCATCTAGCTCTTGATCAGAACGAGAAGCAATCCCTGGATCATAACTAAATTGAGTCGCATGAGACACTTCATGATACATCCGATTGAGGTTGGCCATGCAGAGAATCAGACTTTTGGGTTATTTTTTCTTTAGTATAACCCACAGTACATTATCGGAGTATTGTACTGTTAAAACTTTTCATCAGTACAATATTTTGTTTATGTACTGTAGATAGGGGTAAAGTATAAAAGGTCTGAAAGTCTGAAAGTCTGCACAAAAAAAGACCGGAGCAAAAGCCGCCGGTCCAAGCATTCAAATTTTAAAAAAATTAAACTTTAACGGCAGCTTTCTTTTTAGTTTTTTTGGGCTTTACAATTTCAGGTTTTACTTCATCCTCCACTCGGACAACCTCCTGGAAAACATCATTGAATTTAGACGCAACAGTTTCCCATTTAAATTGAGGATGGGTTACACGATCGTAACAAGACTGAGCAACCTGGTCCAAAAATTCACGGTCTTCATAATACTTACCTAAAATTTCAGTCAAGTGATCGTCTTCGGGACAAGGCATGATGCGACCAAGATTATGGTCTACATCGTTATGAAGAGATCTAATCATCTCACCTGTACCTTCAAAAATTTCTTTACAAGAAGTGTGGTTTGGTACGACTTGAGCAACTCTGCAAGATGCGTGCTCAAAGTTGACAAGACCCCAACCTTCCCCTTTGCAAGTATTGACACCAACGTCACATGCGTTATAGATGACGTTTAACAGTTCAAAAGGGACAGCGGGTGCATGAGGACTGGGCGAAGTCATAATGATTCTGTTATTAGGATCCAGCCCTTGACGATTCATTTCTCTTGCAAACAAAGGCATGATATCCCAACCCATATCCTTTAATCCCATATGGAGATAAAGCTTAGTGTCAGGGCGATCAACAGCAAATTTTGCAAAGGCACTTACTGTAATATCGATGCGTTTTCTAAATTGATTTCGATTGCCATTAAAGACAATAAAATCATCCGGATTTAAGCCAAGTTGTTTTCTAGCCTCTACTTTATCCATAGGATAGAATTGTTTTTCTGTTAAGCCATGAGGAATAACAGTAATAGGCTTTGTGGCACCTGCATTAATAGTTTCTTGAGCACCAAATTCGGTATAGCAAACAGCAGCATCCCATTCGTTAAGAGTATCAAGCAAGCCGCCATACCACTCATAGGAATCCATGGGATAATAACCCACGAATTTAAAACCAAGAGTTTCTCTTAGATCTTTGATACGATTAAATTGTTCATTGATAATCCAACTATCATTGATCGTACAGATGACATCAGGTTTGATTTGTTCAACAAGGCCACGAATACGATCTTCACCAAAAGGAGCAGTTTGAAAACGATTAGAAGCAGGATATAAAAAATATTCTTGCTGAAGAGGAGTTGTATCACCATGCCAATTACAACCAAGCACATGGATTTCATAATTACCAGTTGCTTTTAAACGTTTAAGAACGTTTTCGGTTACCCTTGCAAAACCCGTAGTAGCAACAATGTCACCAACCCAAAGAAGTTTAATCTTGGTATCAGCCATATTAAATGATTAGCTTTAAATACTATACATAATTTTGAAGAGTTGTGGGCCTGTTAATGTCTTTTTTGATTATTGTTTTTGATTTTAATTTATCTCTAAACATGTTGGTAAGTTTGAAAGTATCAAACTCTTTGCCACAAGTATAGAAATCAATAGCAGCAAACCCTAACTCGGGCCAGGTATGAATAGAACAGTGGGACTCGGCAAGTAACGCTAACAAGGTTACACCTTGAGGTTCAAATTTTTCCCCGATCATCCTTAGAAGTTTTGCGTTAGCAAGATGTAATGCTTCATACATAATGCATTCTAATTTTTCATAGTCATTTAAAATCTCATGATCACAATCATGGGCATCCAATAACAAGTGCTTACTGCTAGTCAAAATTCTTCCTCATGTACTTCTATTTTGACATCCCCTTTACTTAAAAGAGACTCTCCATACATATCCATCCATTTATCTTTATTTAAACCAACCTCTACAACAGAAGGAAATTTTTCATACTTAGCGGGGTTGGATGCCCTGGGAGCAATGTTTATAATTTTTGCACCCCTTACAGTAGCCATCTTGTAAACATTTAGATTTAATTGATGAACACAGATATCAAGCAAAAGAGATTCAAAACGACTACGGCCCAGAATATTTACATTGCTACCACGAGAAAATTCACAATAGCTGGCATACAACCATTTATCCCAATTGGTATACACATAGGATGTACCCCCTGGGGCAAACTTTGCCAAGCCAATAGAACAAGCAACCCCTGGATCAAAGATCAAACAATGGCTTATCCAATCCATTATCTGATTAGATTTTAAGATCTGTTCACGATGATGTTTAGCAAAGAAAGGAACTTTTTTATTTGTTTCCATTAGATATTCACGCATTTCATCTGCGCTCATATCAAGCAACCAGTTCACCAGACCTGGTAACATACATGCAAACTCACCGAATGGACGACCCTTATCATCCATATCAATAAGAGTTTTTTGTTCTGAAGCTGCTCCTTTAAAAGGTTTGTCGAATGGAAGAGTAAGGCGACGACGTGCCAATCCTGAGGTGGGATCTGTGGTTTGGATTGGTTCGTTGGCTGTGATGATAACAAGTCCATTAAACTTGAACGGTTTTTGAGAGTTGCTTTGGAACTTGCGTTCGTTACGGATTAGGTCACGTCCAGTGATTGCTTTTAAAATGGAAACCGAACCACCATAGCGTTCAACGTCATTGAAAAGTAAAAGTTTTTTCTTGTATAGATTAGCAGTTTCAAAACGATTTTTTTCTAGGTGTTCAAGACTTGAAATCATTGCATTTTCATCACCGACCAAAGCATGTGCAAGGTTGGCATAAGTAGATTTACCTGACTTACCTGGACCAACAATCTCAACAAACTTCTGAACTTCAGAGTGACTTAACAGAACAGCACGCAACCATGCACGAAGAACTTGTGTACGACCCCAGTTATTATCTTGAGTATTTTTCAACCACTTGATAATAGGCTCACAGTCTACATGAGGGTCATAATCATAAGGCAACTGTTGAGTCATATACAATTCTTTTTTAAACGCAGAAAATTCTTTTGTCTCAACATTTAAAATGCCATTTGTAAAAAGCAATAAATCTTTTTGGTCATACCAATCATCAAAGATAAGACTAATTTTTAATTGCTCAACAACATCATTAATCAGATTCATGCTGTAACCATTAGGTAAAGCATCTTTCTTAATAAGATTAAATTTATCTTTTATGTCTCCTTTAATCTCAGAATCAAACAGCTGGCACCACAAGCCCTTACTTCTATATTCATACATAAAGAAACAACCTTGTTGTTGGCTGTATAATAAGTCTCCTTTATACATTTGAATCATAAGATCAGTTACAACATCAGAAGATGAATTTCTAGGACG